ACCCCGCCGGAAGCGCGCCGGTGGTGGAGGCGAGGGACAGATCGGGGTCGGCGAAGGGGATGTAGTCCGCCATCAGGCGAGCCCTCCCAGCAGACCGAGAGCGCCACCACCGACCGCGCCGATGGCGGTGCCAATGCCTGGGACGACAGACCCAACAGCGGCGCCTGTCGCCGCGCCCGACAAGGCTCCACCAATAGCGCTCCCGGCCACGTTCCTGTTCAGATTCTGCTGCTGCGTGTTGAACCCGGTGCCCTGCGTCGAATACGGCACGCCGCCGACCGCGCCGAGCAGCAGATCGAGGTTCTGCACCGGCCAACCCTGCTCATCGAGGAACTGGCCGTAGGCGGCGTTATCGACCCGCTGGCCGTAGTTCTGCTGATCCTGGCCGATACCCTGCAACATGGCCGCATCGGTCTGGCCGTATTTCTGCTGCGCGGTGGCGACGCCTGGCAGCGCCCCGGCGGCGGCGAGGCCCGCGCTCAGGTTGGTGTTGGAAATACCCTGCCCCGCCTGGGCGGCGTTGGCGTATCCGGCGGCGCCAAGGTTGGCCAACCCGGTCGCCGCGCCGTAGCCCTGTTGGCCCGCCTGGAGGCCGATCTGGGTGCCGGAGTTGAGCGCCTGACCCCAGCCGGTGTTCAGCATCTGACCAATCTGCTGTTGCGTCCCGAGCGCGTTCTGGGCGTCCGAGACACCCTCGGTGACGCCCTGGCGGGAGCCGCCGAAGGCGCCGACGTTATTGGCGTTCCCCGCGATGCTCTGGCGCGCGATCTGCCGCGCCTGCTCGCCCGCCCGCAGCGTCGGGTCGATGACGTTCTGGGTGTAGGGCGACATCAGGGTGGAGGCGTTCTGACCGACCTGGGCGGCGGTGGCGGGGCCGCCGTTGAGATAGCCGCCCAGCAGGCCCTGGGCCTGCACCAGGGGGCCTTGCTGGAAGTTGGAGTAAAGGCTGTTGGTGTTGGCGTTGACGCCGCTGGCGGTGATCGGGGCCGCGCTTCCGACGAGGCGGCCGTAAGCGTCGAGCGACTGTCCGAAGGCGGGCGCGCCCTGGCCCTGCATGTCGCGGACAGCCTGATACGAGTTGAGCGTATCGGCGGACTGCGGCGCGACGAGTTCGCCCGTGTAAGGGGTGTAGGGACGGTTCGACAGATCCTCGCCGCGAGAGACGGCGCGCTGGCCGGCGTCCTCCAGCCACTGCGGAATGTGTTGTGAGGTATCGGTGGTGGCTGATGTGGTCTGTGGCTTGCTTTTGCTCACGGCACGGTTTCCTCCGTCAGCGGTTTGAAGACCGGAAACATGTGTGGACGCGCCCGCCAGCCGGTCTTGCGGGCGTGATACAGCCACCCTTTTCGTCCGGTGGATATCGCCATCGTGCAGCCCTCGGCTTTGGCCCAGGCCAGGATGTCGTCCTCCAGCGCCATGCAGTCGGGGATCGTTCCGCTCATCAACCAGAAGGAGACGGCCTTCAGCCGAGGATACGAATGGAGTTCAGTGACGATCGTCCCATCACCGTTTTCCCAGAACTGGGCTTCGCCTTTACGCACGAGGTCGATCACGTCGGCGAGGTCGTGGGTATTACCCCCGTAATCGAGGGCCTTTTGTAGTCGCGACCGCTTTTCCTCGGGCGACAACATTCAGGTAACGATACGATCCAGCAGCATCGATCCCATCGGCGTGACCCGGATGCGCCAGACGCTGCCATCGCTGGCGCGGATGTTGACCGCGTCGAAGGTTGGAATGGGGTCTGGGGGCGGGACGGGGATGACCGGGGGATGCGCGAGCGCGAACGGCTCCGGCGTGGATCGTTTTGGGAGTGTCATATCCTGGGAACCTGCTGGGTGAGAATCGTTCCGGTATCACTAACAGAAATCCGCCATGTGGACCCGTCCGGCGAAATCAGCCCGATGAAAGCGAACGCGGGACCGGCCATGCCAGCATTTAACTTCTTGTTCAGTTCGGTGGCGATCGCCGCCAGCCGCTGGTCGAGGTCGCCGCCCTCGGGAACGGTGAACGGCGCGGGCGGGCGGGAGACGGGACGAATGCTCATCTTCGACCGCCACCTTTCGCTTCCAGCCTCGGGCGGCCAACGGCCCAGGGGCCATCCGATGTCGCCTCCATCCTCATGCGGATGGAGCGGCCCGAGAAACGCATGTCCATGAGCCCGCCGTGGATGACGGTGTAGAGGCCGGTGTCATACTCGCTCTCGACATCGTGCGGCTGCTCGCGCGGGAAGAAACGATAACCCAGGACATCTGGCGGGCCATCGGCGTCGAAGACGAGCTGGGTGACGTGCAGGCGCTTGTCTCCCTCGCCGGCGACGATGTCGCCGCTCTCGGCGTAGATCAGGCCGAGAGACGCGCGTGGGATGCCGTTCTCGGTCCAGCCATACTCATGCAGATAGAGACCGCCCCCGGCGCCCAGCGGGCCGCCGAGGACCGGATAGTCCATCGTTCCACTCGGGTCCGCCGCCGTGCGTGTCCTGACGCCGATGGTCCATGGGCGCGCCGGATCGGCGAAATTGAGCGCCAGATAGCGGTTGGTCTCAAGCGCGCCTTCATCCGGCCAGTCCCACCAGAGTTCGGAAAAGGCCGGATTGGGACTACCAAAAACCCGGCCAACCCTGGAGCGGTTAACCAGGGAGTAGAACCAGTCCTGCACCGGGCACGGCATGGGTTGCACGTTGCCCTGGTAGGACCAGAAGGTCTGCACGCCGGGCCAGGCGTAAAACGAGCCGATGCCGACCACGGCCCTCGGTGAAATCGGCCCGCAGCCGGTGGCGACCTGACTGATGCCGTAAGCGTAAGGCGCGCCAACGTAGACCATCTTGTGCGCGTCGTTCGCGGTGAAGATCAGGATGCCGTCGCCGACCTTTACCGCCGTCATCGCGTAGCTTTGCGTGACCAGCATCTTGTCGCCGGCGAGGTTGGTGACATCGGCCAACCAGACGTTGGGATTCTCCTGATCGCTCCAGGCGATCTTGCGTGGATCGCCACCGGCGGCGAGCAGCACCACATGGCGCTGGTCGGTAACGATCACACCGCGATTCTGGAGCGGCGCGCCCGCCACGACCACGGGCAACACCGCGGGCGTCGTCGGCGTCCAGCGGAACAGCCGCCCGTCCTGGGTTGGCACGACGAGCAGATCCTGGCCGAATGTATCGAGGCTCCAACGATCGCCCATGGTGGCCGCTATGTCCTGGGGGCCAATATCGCCGGGGTCGCGCGCCGTGCCGTAGGTCTCCTCGCCGTAGTCGCCGAGGCCATAGCCGTCGAGCGCGCCGGGGGGATCGAGCGGGCCGACCCCCGCCGGTGTGATATCGGTCAGGACATGGGTATCGAAACGATAGGCGAACAGTTTACTGTCCGTCCCGGCGACGGCCCAGCGCACACCGGTGTTATCGTGCCACGTCAGCATGTCGCGCGGGTGGTCGGGGAAGACGGCGTTGACCAAAGCGACGTTGCCGCCGATCGGCTGGAGCTGACCGCCCCGGAAGCGGACCATGTTGGAATCATACCACCTGCCGGGCGTGGCTTCGGGCGTCGCGTTTCGCACGATACCCGGAGGAGGTGCCTGGGCGACGCGGGGCATGGTTAGTGCGGACCGCGAGAGGGGGCCGACAGCATCCTGGCGCGCGGCGTCTCGAAGAGGGCGCGCAGCGCCGCGATCTCCTCGCGCAGGTTCTCGATCTCCTGGTGCGTGTCGGGGGAGGTTGGCGCGGGAGCGATGTCGGCCGCCGTTATAATGGCTGCCTCGGCGCCGGCGTAGATGATCTTGGTGACCACGGCGATCGGACTGAGGGTCTTTAGCGATGACCCGCCGCCACCGAGGGTGACGGTATGCACATGCGAGACAGACGCCGGAATCGCGTGGATGTGATCCGCGACGCCGAGGGCGGTATGCGTGTGGACACCATCCAGCGTGATGGCGTGAAGGTGATTGTTGCTGGCGCCATCGCTCGTGAACTCATGGTTATGCGTGCCCTGGAAATCGGTCTGATAACCCGTCGTGCCGAACACCGACGACATGACGCTGCTACCGCCCGCCGCCGCGCCCGTTCCTGAATTAGGCAGCGTGACGCTGTGCTGATGGTTGCCGGCCGTGGTGGTGGCGCCATGGTGCGTGTGATCGACATTGTTGGCGAGGGTGGCCCCGCCGTGGTCATGGCCGCCCGTCGCGTCGGTCGCGTGCGTGTGCGCGCCGGAACCGAGGACGGAGCCGCCGTGGTCGTGGATACCGCCCGCGCTCACCGACAGCGTATAGTTGGGCAGATACGCCTGCGTGATGGTCCGGGTGACGAAGCCCTGGAGGCTGGTGAACCCAAGCGTGTAAGACGCGCCTGATTCATCGGTGAACGCGCCGGGGCCGACACCGGAGCGGCCATTCATGTTGGGGAGGCCGAAAGTGGTGGAACCGTCGCCGGCGCCCCAGTAGCCGCCAATGACGGCGAAGAGTTTTGAGTATGTCGTTCTTGATACGTTACGGCCGTCACAGATCAGCCAACCGCTGGGCGCGGTCGGACCGGCGAAATCAGCGATCATACCGACCACGCAGAACTGACTGACGAACTGGTCGAGGATATCAGCGTTCTGATTCCACTTTGTACCCCAAGTGTCCCGACTCGCACCCACCTCGGGTTTTATGAGCGCGAGTTGCGGGGTATAGGCGTCAGCCATCGATGTCTCCTACTTCACGCCCGCCGGCGGATTGTTGGCGGTGTTGGTCACCCCGGTCGGCGCGTCGGAGCTGTCATCGGTCACGGCGACGAACCACCCCGCGCCGGTTGGGAGTTTCACACGCCAGCCGGCGATGCCGCTCGTGCGGTTGTAGCCCATCCTGAGCACCCAGTCCCGGTAGGTGCCGTAGGAGTAGCCGGTGTGGGGGCGGTTGGTCTGCGGCGCGACCGGGGCCTGGAAGCCCTGCACGATGGCGCCGCCGCAGGCTCGCCATTGCGGGTTGCCGGTGGGTGTCTGGGTCATTTGACCAGCGGTGGATGGCATGTCGTTGCTCCTCAGAGATCAGCGGATGCGGTGAACGTGGCGTTGATCTGATACGCCGTCGTCGTGACGGCCGTCCCCTGCCAGAGCGCATACGCGGGGCTGCCGACCACGGAGGCGTATGTGGAGTTGGCACCCGTGTTCGCCGCTGGCGTCACGATCGGCGTTCCGCGCATTACCACCGGGAAGACGTATTGTGCCCAGACCGACCCGCTGGCGATGCCGTAAGAACCGGCGAGCCACTGTCCCGTCTGGAAGAACCGCTGACAGTTGGCGAGTTCGTATCGCGCGGCGTTCGTGGCCCATGGTGTCGCCACGGTTCCGCTCTCGAACTTCACGCGCGATAGCGTTCCCGTATTGAACTCGATCGTCGTGTTGGCTCCGGCGGTGATGCCGGTGACGGCGACGGGAGAGGCGGCATAAGCGCCCGCGCCCACGCGTCCCTGGGCCGTGCCGGTCCAGGACAGCATGTAATTGCCTCCCTGGATGGAAACGCCATCGACGACCTGCTGGAGCGTCCCGGCCGTGATGGTGACGACAGTTGATGGCGCCGACGCGGTGAATGTCAGCGTGGCCCCACCGGCGCCCGCCTTCCATCTGTCGAAGCCGTAGGCGGCGGCGGCGAGCGCCACGCCGGAAGCGTAGCCGCGTTGATTGACGCTGAAGCCGCTGTTGTCGGCGTAATTGAGCGTTTGCGGGACAGCCGTGGCGACACCGGTCGAACCATTCACCCATTTCGCGCCATCCCAGGACCACACCACGCCACCGGGGCCGTTACAGGTCTGGCCGTTACTGGGCGACGAGGGGAAATCCAGAGGCGGCATCAGGCCAGCACCATGATTCGGACGGCCTGTGATGACGACACGACGGGCACATCGACCGAAGCCCACTCCTCGACCAGCATCTGACTGACAACCACCTGCCCGCTGACGGTCTGCACCGATGCCCACATTTCCAGACTGACCTGTGTGGCCCGAACATCGGGGTTCGTGCTCGCCCACTCTTCTACGAGTTGCTGTGTGAGGCGAACGTCTGTCACGACGTTACCTTCGGACCGATGGTCACGTTATTGACCGCCGCCGCCGTCCATGGACTGGATGTCGCGGGGTCGGTGAGATCCGTCCGCCACAGCCAGCCAAACGATGAACTCAGCAGCGTTGGCGTGCTGGTCACGGTCGTGGCGCCGCTCTTCAGTTGCACCGCCGCGCCGCGCGTGCCGGCGTCGGACTTCTGGATGAAGCCGCGCGTGGTGACGGCGACAACGGTCGCGGGCGTGCTGGCGAGGGCGGCGATGGTGTAGAAATCGGCGTCGTTCACCGTGGCGTCGAAGACGTAGCTGGTGGTGCCGTCCTGGAGGGTTTCGTTGACCAGTGTCGCGTTCGTGGGCGTGATGTTCATGCCCTGCGAACCCATGCCGCCAACGGACGTATTACTCGCGCCAACCATTGATGCCGGGAACGATGTCGTATAGCTCGCCGCGAACGTATTCGTTATGCTACCGCTGGTAGGACCAATCCCAGTGATCGACACATCCGACCATAGCGCTACCCAATAGACCGTGCCGCGTGTCACGGTCAGACCGCCGGAAACAGTGAATACATTGACGCCCGCGCCTGGATTGGTCAGTTCAACCGATGATGCCAAAAGATTACCCGCGAGGCCCCCGCCGCCGCTGGCGTCGTAAACCGCCATCTTCGCGCGTCCGGTTATTCCAGCGGAAAAGTTGAAAGAGAGGCTGACGAGCGTGCCGGTTTGAGGGGAAGTGACGCTGGTGGCCCGAAGATTGTTCGCCGACGCGGCGGCGGTTCCGGTTGTCGATGCGCTGGTCTGCGCGAAGTAAGACGCGGGCGACCGCGCGAACTGCACCGCCGCGTCGGACGCGGGCATTCTGGTATAGCAACGGATATCGCCGACCCACGGCACGGAGGACGCGTCGGAGCGCCAGAGGAGGTCGTCGATTTGATAACCGCCGCCGCCGAACGTCGCGTTTTGCGCGAAGGTCATCTTGTTGGCGTAGGGATTGGCGCCGGGGCGGGTGTTCAGTGTCGCGCCGCTGTCGAAATCATCGACCGTGTTGCCGTTCTTGCGTGCGCGGAACCGGCCCGTGGTGGCATTGATAATTATCTCGAACTCGAACTGAAACCACGTATTGGCCGCCGTTACCGCGCCGGTATATGTCGCCAGCACGGTTCCCGCCGCCGTGGCCGATGTCAACAAGATCGCGCCATCGGAACGAAACACGACGCAAACCTGATTGGTGGCGCCATCCGATAGCTGGAAATACGGACCAAGCGTCGTGCCCGAAATCGCCAGCACCTGACGATACGCGACCGTGATGTGGTGAACAGCGTCATTGACCGCCGAAGATTTGACCAAGGCGGCGCTCACGCTGCTGGCATTGAATGCCTGACTACCGGCGAACCGGCCCGATGTCAGACTGAAGTTTCCCGGCGTGCCGCTGTCCCAGTAACCCGCTACCGCATCGGCGGGGGCGGCATACGGATCCCAACTTTCGCCGAAGGCCCAGGCCATTACGTCCTCGCCGCCAGCAGGGTTATCGCGCAGTCGGACAGCGTCGCGTCCTGCGTTCCCGGCGCCACACACTGCAAAACGTCACCCACGCTCATCGTCGCGCCGGAGCCAGACAAGCTTGCGCTGACGTTCGATGCGCTGGTGATTGTGACCGTGCCGATCGGCGTGATTGTTGAACCTCCCGTGATGCGGTTGATGGTGAACGCGGCGTTGCTCGTCGTTTTCGTGCTGCAATAAACCGTCGCCCCAACCAACGCTGACGGAACCGCGACGGCCATCGAAACAGGGGCGTTGGCGATGGCGCCGGATGCGGGTTTCCCCGAGAACGCGAATGTGACGGGCACCTGCTGAACAGCGGGGGGCAGGAGCGCGTAGGTTATCGCCGGGAGCGGGCTTGAGTTGGCGACGACGTATTGCTGTGAACTACCATCGTCATAGCCGATGTAAAGCTGGCCGCCGATACTGTCGAACCAGGTCTTGCCCTGCGCGAAGGTCGGCGGCGTGGCGGCGACGACGGCGCCGGTTCCGTCAACTCCCGGCGGGCCTGGGGCGCCATCGGCGCCTGGTGGTCCAGGATCTCCGGGCGGCCCCGGAGGGCCGACAGTGCCTTCAAGTTCCGCGAAAGCGGTGTCGAGGATGTCGAGGTCTTCGTTGAGGTGAGTGCCCCACTGATCGTCGTCGGCGCCCGTGACCGGCTTCTTGAGGCCAAGGTTCGGCGTGGTGGAGTAACCGCTCATGCTGCTCTCGCCCAGGTTCCTGGCAGACAGGGCAGGGGTTGGCGCGCCCACTCGACCGGCGGGTAACGCTCATACATGCCGACGCCATAAGCTCCCACACCATAAGGACGCGGCCTGCGCGGGAGGGCTTTGACGGGGATGCCGGCGTCCGCCCAGACACCGGTCTCACAAGAGGCTGACGGCTCCCAGGTCACACCGGCACCTCGTCACCCAACCAGATGCCCAGCACCTGCGCGCTCGCTACCGCATCAGCATCTCGCATACCGTGTTGCGTCGGATCGAACGCGATGTCCTGGGTGGAACGGATGTGGCAGTAGTAAAGGGTTGGGTCACCCTTCGCCGGAACCTGGACGGTGTTGCCATTCAGATCGGTGTAGCTGGTCGCTGGTGAACCAGGTCGGCCATACCACACGTCCGGCGGTGGCGCGCCAATCGGTGCATTGGGATCGGGATACACGATGTTACCGCTCGCATCGCGTGGATCACCGAGTGCGTTTTGCGCAGTGCCACCTTCCGCTTCACGCAGCGCGCGTAGTCCTTGTATTCCCGTGACAAGCGATGCGACGGGAAATGTCAGGCGGAAGTCGGTCATGTTGTTACCTGTTGCATTTCGGTGTCGGACAGGGCGCGGTTCCAGTAGGTGACGCGGCGGATGTAGCCGTTGAGGAACTGTGCATTCACGACACTGCCGATGGTCATTTGCGTCACCGGAGGCAACACCGCCGACGTGCCGATCGCCGTTACCGCCGCTCCATTAAGCGTGCCGCGCTGACCGCCAACAGCATAATTCATCACGGCTCTGAATATGACGTTAGGGCCAACACTACCGACATTCGCGGATGTAAACGCGCCCGATATGACCAGATACTCGGAAACCAGGTTCGTCAGATCATTGCGAACCGTCTCGATCCGGTTACCAGCCCCACCGTCGTTCAATGAAGTCGTCGTGTTGAACGCGCCCGCCGTTGAAGAGCCGAACGACAACGCTTCATTCATTATCGTTCCCGTTGTCGCGCTGAACCAACTTACATTCGTCGGCATCGTCGCGACATCAGCCGCGCGTGTCACACTGACACTCGTCGTTGGAATGTAGCTGGTCGGGAACGCGCCTTGTTCTACCTGCGCGCCCCATGCGTAAATTGTCTGTGCGGGTGTGCTGGTTTGCGTGCCGTCACGGAGATCAGTGCCGACGGAGATCGTCCACCCCGCCGCCGTCAACGCGGGCGTTGTGAACATAAACCGTTGCCATTGTGTTGTTAGCGTTATGCGAGGAATTGAATAATAAAGCCCAGGCCCGCCCGCGCCAACGTAAACCTGTTCACCTCCCGCGTTGCCTCTTAACCAAACGCTGTATGTGTAAGGCGCGGCGGTCGCCGTGAACGGTTGATAAGTCACGCTTGAGCCGCCACCGGATACAGCGGGTATGACCATGCGCGTGGCGGTTGTCGTTCCATCGGGCGCGACAGCGTTGTTCGCGGTTACGGTCGGAGCGGCGGCGATATTGCCAAACAATGCCCAGGCCCCGCCAACCGCGACACCCGCACTTTGCAAGCACACATTCGTCCGCTGTTCCTCGATCAACAAACCACGCATCACACCGTTCGCGTAATCCCAGCGCGGCGCGTTTGTCGCCGCTGTCTGTATGACACCGCTCGCGTCGGTATACGTAGCGGACGACGCGCGTGTGAACGTGACGCGCGGATCGAGCGTGCCAGATTGCATGAAATCGAGTGACAGCGTGGGACCGGCGAGCGTTGTCACCGCCTGCATTTCACTGTCGGAGAGAACACGGGGCCAGTATGAGATGCGTCGTGCCCAGCCGCTCAATGTTTCATTGGATGTGTTGGGGCTACCGCCGCCGATGCTAACGCCCGCTGTCGCGAGGGCGCCGTAGCCTGTCGGTTGACTACCAGAATTAACAACGCCAGCATTAAGAACAACCTTCGCTGTTCCCGCCGCCCATGTTGACGCGGCTTTGGCTACCGTGTTGACAGCAAATACATTAACACTCCCAACAACCGCTGTCCCATCGTATGAGTTCGCATTCAGTCCTGAAGCTATCCATATCGGTGTTAGAGCAGCCGATGGAGAGCCGACAACACGCGGACTGTTAACGCCAGCGGGGATGTTGTCGATGAACTCCGCGAACCACGATCCTTGTGTCGTACTGAACCCGGTCAACGCGGCGGCGGGATAAACCAAACTATCACGTGCTCGTGTAACACTCACACTCGTGGTCGGAATATGACTGCTCATGTATGACAACGCCTCGACCTGCGCGCCCCACACAAGCAAGCCATTCGATGCGTTACCGGCATATGATGGCAACGCACCAGCATTCGCCACGTTGGTCAGCGTCGTGAATATACGCCCGGTCGTGAACGCGCCAAGATTACCACTGATCGTGCAACGATAAATACCGTTGCCCACATCCTGAATGGACGCGGTGCCGACAACCGCGCCACCCGCCGCCGTCAACGGCCCTGATATGCTGCCTGTTTGTAGATCAAATGTCGCGAACAACTGCGATGACGCGCCATTGTCGAACATGAGTTGCAGATAGCGGTTCTGCGCCGCCTTCGCGTAGACCGATACTGTGTAGACCGTTGACGCGACGATAGTGACGACGCAATAATTCGTATGGAACGCGGTCGTGGCGGTTTCAGCTACACGCACCATTGTGTTGGTGCCATCTGGCGCGATACCGGACGCGGCGGTCACTGTTACAGCCGATGCCCCCCATGGTCCGCCATTGGGAACGCTTTGTGTTATGATATTCGTGCTCGCATCCTCAAGCAACAAACCCTTGAGTTGCAACGTCCGCGGATCGTAATCGAAACGCGGCGTGTTGATCGCGGCACTGACAAGCACACCACTCGCGTTGTAATACATGCCGGTCGATGCGCGGGTGAACACCGCGCCCGTGCCGAGCGAACTGGTCAGGAAGTTCTGATCGAAGCTGGCGCCACCACCGCCCGAGAAGCCGGCGCCACTATACTGTTGCGCCACCTGACGGCTGAAATACTTGCACCAGCCCTGGGGACTGACGGGACCGACGACCTTGCCGCAGGCGCGAGGGGCCATGAAAAAGCGGCACCAGGCGCATTTCTCCCGCCCGCCCGCGTCGGTGTAGCGCGCGGCGCTTTTGGTGACCCGGTGGACGACGAAACTCATCCAAACGATACCAGTTCAGATCTAAGCGGAGCACCCCCGTAGTCTGATTGTTGCTTCCAGAGGTTGGCTCGCGTCACCACTTGCTGAAATTGAGCATCCGCCTGGGCCGCGCGATCGTCATCCAGCTCAAACATGGCGCCATACTTACAAAGACCGAACAGGTAGACGCCGTAGAGAGCTTCCAGGACCGTGTTGGTGTCGGACGGCAGGTCCAGATGCTTCGGCTTCGCATACCAACCCATGATGACCTGTTGCCACGCGGGGACCGCGAGCGGCGGACTGGGGATGATCGGATGCGGCAAAAACTCGATACAGTTCCCCTTCAGCCGATACGCGGTGCAGACCTGACCGACCGCGCCGACCACGGCGCCCTCCTGCCACGCACTGGACTGTCGCCCCACCCAGTGACCGCTCCACTCGTCTTTCAGCTTCAGCAGCTCGCCTGATGTGGCGTCCCTGATCGATTCCATCTGGGCGAAGTCATCAGGAAGCGTGATCTCGGCGGCGTTGATGTCCTGCTCGCCGAAGGTGACCATGCAACGCGCGCGCAGGGTCTCGGCGATTTCCGTTTCGACCATCAGCACCCAGCCTGGAAGGAGGGACGCGAGGTCCCTCCTGTTCAGCCAGTTCTGAACATCATCGATGAGCTGCTGATAAGAGGCCACCTACTTCTTGTCGTTCTTCTTGTCGGCCTTCTTGTCATCGTCATCGTCGTGCTGACCACGCGGCGGCGTGGTCGAGGTGGACTGCTGCGGGGCGGGATGCAGGCCGGTGGCGACCGGCGGGTCGTTCTCGCCAGGGGCCGGGCGATGTTGGCCCGTGCCGCGCGCGGTCGCGTCCGGTGGCGGGGTCGGGTCGAACACCGGATTGCCGGGGGACTGGACACCGTCAGCGGTGTAGTAGGGTTGGTGAAGAGACTCCTCGGCGATCGTCCCCACCCGGATACGCTCCTCCGCCGCCGCCATCGCCGCCGCCGCCGGGTCGTCGGCATCAGGGTAGAGTTTGCCCAGGAGGGAGCGGTCGAAGCCGTCCACCAGGACGGGTTTCAGCGGGCCGAGGGGTTTGATCTCAGTCATGCCGGCCTCGGTGCCGGGCAGCATCCCGATGCCAGCGAGCGGCACCGTGCCGACGCCCGCCGTGCTGCCGGGCGGCATGATGCTGCCGCGGTTCATGTTGGGAGTGGTGGCGGCGTCAGGGCCGATCCCCGGTGTGCGCCGCATCGGCGCCGGGGGTGGTGTGGTGGTCGAGGTTCCGCTGGCCATTTCAGAGGGTGCTCCGATCATCGGTTCGGAAGACGCTGTTGTCCGGGTCGTTCAACCAGGCGTTCAGCGCCTTCTCATCACTGGTAATCCCCAGTTTCTTCAGGCGGTTCCAGATCACCAGCGGGATGCGGGCGACGTGGACGGTATCGCGTCTGACGTGGGGGTCGAAGTTCGATGCGATCGTTTTGGCGCTCTCGGTGATCGCTTTGGTGTCCTGGGAGTGGACGAACAACAGCCCGCCGTCCTCCCGCTCCACCTCGGTGTGGCGGAGCGTGACAGGGTCAAAGCTCTCGTAGAGAAGGGCGCTCATTACTGGTTGAGATCCGCGATCCACGCATGGGCCTTTGGCGCGGTCGGACGAAGAGATCCCTCGAACAAAACAGCGCCCTGGGTGTTGTCACCCGTCTTGGCGAAGTCCAGTTCGATTACGTCACGACCCGGCAGGGGCGCCAGTTCGACATAGTCGGTGGAGACCAGCAGGATCTGGTTGGCGGGGCAGAAACGATCAGGCGCCAGCTGGATCGTTCCGAAGTTCGTCCGGTAGACATCGACCGCGCCCATGATGGTCACTTCTTGCGATGACGTGACGTTTTGGATGTTCTGCGCCACCACCGCGTTGCCCGTGCCGCCCTGGGACAGCGTGGCGAAATACGCCTTGATGTTGCCCGACATGATGCCGAGCGTCGGCTTGCCGCCGGCCTGCCACGCCTGCTGCACGGCGGCGTCGAGCATCGCCAGCGTGAGGTCGCGCTTGGTCCCCGGCGTGCCCGCGTTGGATCCATCGCCGACCGGCATCACACCCGCGCCGGTGCCCCTGGAGCCATTGGCGCAGTAACAGGGAAGGCCGCTCATGTGACGCGGATCGGTGATGGTGCGGACCAGCGGCGACGTGATGGCGAACTCCAGGTCGCGCTTCACTTCCATCCCGCGCAGGATCAGCTGCCTGTCATATTCGTCCTCGCCGCCGACCATATCGACCGAGCGCAGCGTGTTGGACACGCCCACCGTGCGGACGAGGATCTGGGCGATGTTATTCATGCGGACGGGTTTCGTCACCGCCTGCATGGACGCGGTGAAGCCCTCGGGTTGGGCGTTATCCGCCACGACCCCAAGCTCCTGGACGACCCATTCGGTGAGGATTTGTTTCGCTTCCACACTGGGTATGGCGGAAACAAGAGGTGTCTCGTCGGGGTCGATCTGGAAGATCACGTCGCGGAGATCTTCCTTAACTCCAATGGCGGCCGGCTCTAAATACGTGTTCGCCGGTGCCGCGCCCATTGATCCAAGGGCCATGTCGCATGTCTCCAACGCTGGCGCGGCCCACGGGGGCTCGCGCGGTGAAACCGAGAGGGGGATTGGTTTCGCGTTGGTCTCGACACGCCTGGCGTGGTGGGTGATCGCTCACTCCACGGGGCGGGAAGGGCCTCGGACGACGGCACGGCCCGCTCTCGGGTGGGTGCTTTCGCACTCCATTGAGCGACGGCGGATTATTGAGACGGTTTTGGCGGGTTGTCCAGGGTTAACGCGCACCACCGTTCATCGCCGCCCGGCGCGCCGCGATCAGGGCGGCCCCACCGCGGATGTCGGGTTTGGCCTGGAACGCCTCGGTGGCGGCGGCGATGCGCTCCGAGGGCGCGGGTGGCGGCGCGACACCGCGCGCGGGGACAGAGGATGACGGTGGCGCGGAGGTCTTCGCGCCTTCCACCCAGCGATCGAACATCGCCGCCTTCATCATGGTCTTGAGATGATGCGGAGAGGAGAGACCGCGCAGTTCGTCACGACTGAAACCACCTTTGGATGTCGCCCATTCGACGATCTGCTGTTGCGCCTCCAGGCGCTGTTGGGGATCGGCCCAGAACGGCAGTTCCTTGGCCAGTTGCTCATTGGCGACGGCGACCTGCTGCTCCAGCGCCCTCTGCTGGGCGGCGCTCTGGAGGTTATTGAGACTGAACACGCGCTGCTGCTCAGCCAGCGCGTGTTCGTAATTGGCGCGATCGATGAGGTATTGCCGCTGATCGGTCTCGATGAGACGCGGATCGGGCGGTTGGGGCGGGTTTTGCACCATTTCCTGAAGCCGCAGCAGTTCCGGCTGGATATGCGGCAGCACCTCGGCCAGGGCCTGCTGCTGAGCCCGCATCTGCTGGCGTTCGGCCGCCAGCGCCTGCCTTTCCGTCGCCAGCTCCTGCGTTTTCACGGTGTAATCAGCCGATTTATCGGCGGCGTACTTCCGTAACTCCGCCATGGTCCGCAGTTTACGGCCCTCGATCTCGATTTCGCCGGGTAACGGGCCGTCAGCGGGGGATGGAGGGGCCTGGGGGGTGGATTCCTGTGATGGCGGGGCCGTTGGGGGCACACCGAGGGCCTTTTCCATCGCGCTGAGCGGCGAGGGGGCCGGTGTTGGCGTTGCCGGGGCGGCGGGGGGTGGTGTTTTCGCCAGTTCCGCCGCCGGCGGACGCCTTTCGGGGGTAGTTACCGTTGGTGGTGGAGGGGGTGATGCTTCACGCCGCTGGCGCGACAGCAGGCGCGCCGCCTCGGAGACGGAGATCGGCGGTTTGTCGTTCGCCGGTGGCGATACACCGGGATCGGAAGAAGGGGCCGCCGGGGCAGCGTTGGGGGCTGGTGTGGAGGCCGGAGTGGAAGAAGGGGCCGGGGCGGAGGGAGCGGATGTGGATTCGGACATGACCGGGACCGCCTATGGTAATATTGGATTAGTAACGATATGGCCTGTATACGCATCGGGCGGAGGCTCATGATCGGGATAAGGTCTGAAGCGTTCCGCCCCGCTTCGTTTTTGTCTTCCTAAAAGCGCATCGACCGCCGCCCGTGCCTTCATTGTCCTGCTCCACGTTGGATCAACAATACGACGATCCTCTGTTTCCTCGGACGGACGCAGGTTCCTGGCAAAGCCTCCGGTTATCGCCCGCCGAACGATATCATCGAAGTTATCGCTGGCGGGCGCGAAGCCAGGACCGAGTAAACCCGGTTCCACCGGAGACGTGTTTTGGTCATCGGGAAGCAGCAGAGAGGCCATGGTTATCGCTCTTGCCTGTCGGGTGAGAGGAGACCGCCGCCGCCCAGCATCAGGCCGGCGAGACCGTAGCGTCTGATGATTTCCATTTTGGCGGGATCGAAGGTCACGTAGTTGTGCGTGCCTTCGCCTTTTCTACGACTGGAGGCGTCGAAGTAGCGAATGCCAGGGATGCCCGCCTCTTTCAGCGCCTGGGAGGCGAGCGCGGCGGGGTCGCCCTCTTTCGACATCATCTCACGGTTGGTTTCCAGCTCCGTCAGATATTGCTTGCCCGTTATGTTAAGATCGTGCGGCGGATACGGCGTTTTCTTCAAGGCTTCAATGACATCCGGGTGCTGCTCGCGCAGCGGATGATCCCACCGCAGATATTTGTCGGGATCGGCGTTTATCTTCACCTCATACATGTGCCCCGACCCTGGAGGGGGCACCGCCTCTTCGGGGATGTTGGGCAGATGCGCCCGTAATTTCGCCGCCTGCGCCAACCTGTCCGTGTAATCAGGCCAATGTGACGGCGTGCGCTCCAGAACCCTCGCGAAATCGGCGGCTTCCTGGCGGGGATTCTTCGCCGTCGCGATGCCGCTGGTGACAGGCATTTGAAGCCCGGCGTTGGTCTCCAGATCCATCGCGAGGGCGACCTGTTCGGGTGAGTTACGTTTCGACAGCAGAGCCCGGTAATGCTTCGCCACCGCTTCATTCTCGGCGGTGTAATGGCCCATCCCCTCCGACTGCCCGCCCGTGCCAGTGCCAATCCTCTCGTCGGAGAACTCGCCCAGCGGGTTCTTCGGCGTCGGCGCGAATTTGTGTGGCGAGCCCTGGTATGTCGTGAAGGGTCCGGGACCTTTCAGTGTCCCCGCCTGCATCCCCTGGGCATATGCGTCCACCGCCCCCTTGGCCGCTTTCCACGTCGGATGGCCGCCTTCCCATGGCCAGCCGCCCTCCCAGTTACCGGCGTCAACCCCTTCCTGGTGCTTCCGCGCCAGATAATCCGTGACCGCCTGATATGTCTGACCGAGGGCATCGGCGCGCGGGTCCGGCTGGAGGGACGGCGGGCGTTCATCGGGAAGCTGGAGGAGAGGGGTAGGATCCCAGCCCGATTGCCCCAGCACCTCGTCGAGTAAAGACGCCATCAGCGCGGCCCTCCCGGATGCAGGGACAAGAGATAGCGCGACGCGATGGCGTTCAGGTCGTCGAGTGCCTTCCGATCCTCGGGACCGTAAGGGTTGGTCCCCCTGGCCTGGGGGTCATCTTTACTTCGGCCAAACAACCAGAGGGCTTTATCCCGCTCCTGGTCGGCTTCCGCCCCGCGTCCCTTTTCAGGATCGCCCATTTGTGACGCCATGATGTAGCGGGTCACGTACTCCTCGTTCTTCGGCAGTTTGGCCCAGAGTTCCGGCGGAACGACATTGGCCCGCCGCAGGGTTTCCAGGCCACGATGGATCGACTCGTGGACAAGGTTCGACGGGTAGGCGGCGTTGGAGTAGATCCCGCCGGTTTCCGGCGTATAAGTGCCCGCGTACTCAGTATCCAAACCCCTTTTCGTATCCAGGTTCATCGTACGCGGCTGATAGCCGAGAGCCGCTATGGGCGAACGGTTGATGGCGAGTTGCGCCGCCTCATAGGCATCGGCCGTCCGGGGCGTTCCTGGCGCCGCCGAGGCGACAGCCGGCAGGCCCAGTGTCCAGGGCGACAGTCCTTGTGACGGAATATCCAGCAGGTTGGCGACCCGGCCACTGGCGTAAGCCTCGTTGCCGGAACCATAAGACGCATCATTCCGACGGGCATTCGCGATATCGGCGGCGTCGGGATAACGCGCCAAAGGCGGGGCGGGGATGGTCTCGTCTCTAATACCCAGCAACCCGGCGATATCCGGAAGCCGATCGGACAGGCCAAGCAGAGAGGCCATGGCTTACTCCATGCTCTGGGAATGAAGGATCGTCGCCGCGTCGGCCTCGGGGGCCTCGGCGTCGGCTTCCAGCTCTTGCCAAATTCGGCGCAGCGCCAGGACCAGCTGGCGGCAAGCCTCACGTTGAGGGGCGTCGTCGAGGAAGACCGCGTTTTTGGTCGCCTCACTGGCCATGCGGTCGAGGAGGGCATTGAAGTGCGGATCGGCGATGAAGCGTTTCGCCGCCTCGCACTGGATGAGGCGTTCGGCGCTGAGCGGCATTATTCAGTAACCGCGCAGCAGGATGAACAACAGGATGATCAGCAGGATCGCGCCGATGCCGACACCAGGGCCATACCAGCCACCATAGATGTTGTGGGCGTAATACCCGCCGCCGAGGCCGCCGAAGAGGAGCAGCAAGATGATGATGAGGAGGACGAGATTCATGGGTTGCCTCCTGGTTGGGGCAAGGGTGGGCCTCCCGGACCATTGAGCGGGAAGGCGGAAGCCCGTTGGGTCAGCTGGCCGTACGCCGTCGGCATCCGGCCCGTCGCGAGGGACTGACGGATGGCATTGGCGGCCTCGGGGTTGATGGGGCCCGGAGGTGGGGCCATGGGACGTTGAGGGACGGCGGGCATCATGGGCGGTCTGGGCGCGTTCGTAGGTGAAGCCATCATTGGCATGCCCTGGGGGCCAGGAGGCTTCTGCTGTTGGGGCGGCGGGGCGCCGACCGCCGGGGGCTGGGGGCTGGTGGGCGGCGGGAGATCGGACAGCAGTCCGACCGCCGGGGCGTTGGACTTCATGGCCGCTTTGAACTCATCGAGGGAGGGGACGACCATGCCGGACGCCGCCCCCGCCACCCAGGCGCGGACCCAGGCGTCGAGGGCGGATTTGTCCCGCTCGCGATCATCCTCGAGGAGGAGAGAGGCGCGTTTGGTCTGCTGATCCGCCCGGGTGTTCTCGATGTCGGCGTTGGTCTTCTTGTTCTGCACGTCGGCGAGGATGAGGTCGGTATTGGGCGGCGGAGGCGGTTGAGGGGGCGGGGCGAAGTCGGGCGGCAGGGCTTTGAAGTAGGACGAGATGTCGGCGATGTTCACCGTCTCCAACATGCGGGCGAGGGTGTTGCGATATTCCGGCATTCCGCAGAGGGGATTGTCGAGCCCGCCCTGCTGGATCAGTTGCTCCTGCTTCTGGGCGATGGCGCTGAGCATCTGCAACCGCTCCTGGGGCATCCCCTTGCCACCGACGTTGACCGCCGTCTCCCACTGGGTGGCGAGCGCGCGCGGGTCGATGGGTATCCACTGCTGGCGGATCCGGATGACGTTGGGGCGGTCCTGCTGGCGCGCCAGCATCTTCAGGAGGCCCGTGTACAAGGGGGCCAGTCCGGTCTCGGCCAAGGTGCGGGCCACCATGTCGAGGCGGTCCTGGGCGGCGGAGGACTGCTGAGAGACGGCGATCGGGGCCGTTGATTGCAGCTCATCGACGGTCAGGCCGGATGAAGCCCGCGTGATGCCAGTGCGAGACTCGCGGATCGTTTCGAGGACGGCCAGGATCGGCAGGGCTTCTTTCCCCATGAACGGCTTGGTAAGTTCGGCCACCGCGCCTTGTTGCGCCACGCGGATGATCGAGCCGATCGCGGTCTGGCGCGTGTCGGCGAGATTGGCCTGGCCCACGACGACGGTCGTGCGGGGGAACATGGACTGACCAAGAGAGTCCAGCACGCCGCGCATGACGCGGGATTCGACCCGTTGCAGGTCCATGACCATGTCGGCCTGGCTCTGGCCGATGACCCTGCCTGGCTCGCGATAAGGGGTGAAGCAGGCGAGCGGGATCTCGTCCGCCCGCTCCCACATGACGAGGTTCTGGGATGATCCGAGGAGATGGACGTGCAGCAGCTCGGAGACATTATCGCCATCGGCGTCGCACCTGATCCAACCTTCGACGTGACGCACGATCGACTGGCTTTTATCGTTGGGAGGGGCGCCCGCGATGTTGTGGCCCTGGGCGTTGGAGCGCGCGATCAGTTCCGTCCGCCGCCTTCCGCCGTCACCCCGTCCCGAGGCGACATTGGCGAGGATTTTATCCTCGGGGAGGCCCGCCTCGATCAGGTCGGAGACGGTTGAGTCCTGGACGATGAAAAGGGCCGGGGTCTGTTCGACGGACGCGGCCGAGGGGTCGATCCAGACGCTCTCGGTGAGGACGTGGGAGACCTGAGGCCACGCCTGGGTGGCGCTCCGGGTGATCGTGGCGCTCCAGTATTCAGCGGGCGCGCCCTGCTGGAGATACATCCGGCCCTCGGGGGTTTTGGCGAGAGCCTGGGATTCCGCCGGTGTCATCGGCCGTCGCGTGATGCGGGACGCCTCGATGCCGGGCTCGGACAGCAGCATCTGTAACTGGGGGAGAAGGAGACCGGCGGCGACCTCGGTGCGGGTGTGTTTCGAAGACCCCCAGTGCCACCGCACCCAGCCCGCCTTGCGGGTCAGGGCGTCGAGGAGCGCGTCGTGGAGGATGGTCCAGCCGGGATTGGCGGTGAACAACGCCCAGCGCGCGTAGTCCGTCGCCTGACGGGCGAGGGACGTGGCGAGTTGATCGTTCTGGGCGGTGGTGTGATCGGACGAGAGGGGCTGGAAGGAGACCGGGTCCTCGACGCCGGTGAAGATACGCAGGAGGGAGGGGAGGGTCTGACGGATGGTGTCGCGCACGACGGTCATCGTCAGTTTCGAGCGGCCGTCCTCCAGCGGCCCATCAGGCAGACCGGCGTAGTAATTCGAGGCGGTGACCCGCTCGCGGGACAGATACGCGTCATAGTTCTGGGCGGTTTTGTAATAGAAACGGGCGACGGCGTTGATTTCCACATCCGTCTTGCCGAGACGCTCGAAGACTATTTCCTGCTGCCACGGAGCGGCTGTCGGTTTGAGAGCCGGGCGCAGGCCGGCGGCGTATTTACGGAGGCCGGATGGGAGAGATTGATCAGAATCGGGCGGATCGTCGTCGTGGGATGGCGGGAGAAGGAACGCCAGCATCTGCTCCGAGGGAGAAGCGGACAGAGGGGTGGGCCGCATCCCCTGAGGGATGAGCCCTGGGATCGGGGGGAGGGGCGTGGGGGCGTTTTGGATCTGTTGGGGCGCCAGGAGGCCACTCTGGGGTGGAGGAGGCGGCTGGGGTAACGAGATGGTTTGGCTCATACCAGGTCTCCATCGGCGAGGCTCATGTGCATGGGGGCTTTATCGAACAGACCGGAGGTCATCCCGGAGCCGACACCCAGCCCCTGCTCGCAGAACGTAAGGTTGAGCGCGTCGGCGTGATCGCAGCTGGGGAGGCCGCGAGAACGCATCGACTGCTTGCTCTCGACCTGGAGCCTGCCGTCACTCAGGAAGGAATAACGGGGCATGAGGAGGTCGTCGCGGAGGCGATCATGACGCGGCAGGCGCACGTTGCGGTTGCCAAGCCACTCCTTGCAGCGCACCCATAACTCGTCTCGTAGGCGTGCGTATCTACCGGTGGTTGAGGCGGTTTCAGAGACATTGACGCCGAGAATGGGCAGGTTTTGCTCGTGCAGACGGTCGACGACGCCGGACCCGATGCCGATCACGTCGATGCAAATGAGGGAAGGGCGATTGTTGGAAGTGTTGATATCCCACTCCGCCTTGATGGCTCCGGCCAGTTGCATGGTGTCCAGGCCATGCCAGGCGCGCGGCATTTCGGTCACGACGCGCCCCTTTCGTTTCACCAGTACAGAAGCGTCGGTGCCGAATCGGGCGACGTCGACGCCCCAGATCTCGATGGCGAGAGGATCGATCTCGATATCCCGGAGCATGGCGCTGTCAACGAGGTCGGCGCCGATAAGCGTATTGTCGTCGGCGAGGGGAAATTCACCGAGAACACGGACGCGAAAGGCATTTGAATCCATGCCGTATCTGTTGGCGATCTCATCGACGAACTCCGAGGTGACCCGTTTGGAAGAGGCCGAGGAGACCTTCTGGGTATACCAACGGTCCCGCTCCATCATATGGGCGCGGTAGAAGAAGCCGGTGCTTCGAGTCGCGTTGCCGATGAGGAGCGTTATCGCGCCATGCGATGACATCGAGCCCGAGGCGGCCTCGAAAACCGATTCGGGAATACCGCTGGCCTCGTCGGCGATGAGAAGAATGTGGGCACTATGGAGCCCCGCCATCGCCTCCGGCGTATCGGGACGAGAGGTTCTCGCGGTGACGAAGCATTCCTGATCGGCTTTAAGAGTAACGCGATCAGAACGAATATCCCACAGATCGCGCCAGCCGGAAGGAAGAATGTTCAGCCATTTGATGAACTCTGGCCACAGCGCGTCGAACAACTGGCTCGAGGACGGCGCGGTTATGGCGACCTTGAACGGCGCGCGGGTGCAGATGAACCATACGCACAGCCACGCGGCGAAGCAGGTCTTGCCGACGCCATGCCCCGAGCGAATGGCCAGGCGGGTATGCCCGCGCGCCACCGCGCGCAGTGCGTCGAGCTGCCATGGGTCTGGCTCCACGCCCAGAATATCCCGCACGAAGGCGATCGGCGCGCGGGCATACTTTTCGATCGCCGCGTGGAACGGGTTTGTGGCGAGAGTGGAACTCATCGTTCACGTTCCAGACATTTATCGATTATGGTTTTAAGAAAAGCGTTACGCGCCTCGGTATTATGATGAACGGCGTAAGCGAGAACGCCCATGAACAATACGTTGAGAACGATAAGCACGACAAATCCTGGGGGTAATGCTTTGATCAATCGTTCGGGAACCGTCGCCAGGATTTTAGTGGCGCTACGACCGTTGGTATGTTCCCCGTCAGTCATTGATTTATCGTAACGTGTTTTGAAAATGGTGTGAGGAAATTTAAGAGGGGTGCCAGTGCCATCGCCACACGCGCGGGCAGGGGGGCGGGCGCCCGCCCGCGCGCCTGGGCGCGCGCACGCGCGTATGCGCCCGATCGCGCGATCATGCTGACTGTGGCTTGCTGTTTGGTATTGGGATCATGTCCAAACGGACGTATGCGGACACACTCCACGATTAGATGCGTGTTCATTGCGCTATCATTCCGTTGGAATGTCTGTAGATGTGGACTCGATCGCTTCGATTGTTGGCGTTGATTGCTGCTCGATGAGGGTTGACGAGATAGCCCGCGCCGCCACAAGATGGAGCTCGATGGTCGAGTTGGAGTTGATATCCATTTCCTGCTTCGGCCGGCCGAAGCCCCGATCAAGCAAGGCGACAGCCGCGGCAAGCCGTAGCTTGTGGTCCTCACCACTCAGCATCCCAACAATAACCTGAATGCACTTCGGACCGTGCACGCGAGCCATGGCGGCGATATCCACCTCGGTCTTCGGGCGGCCGCTTGGATTACCGGAACGACCAGGTTGAAACGACGTAGACCGAACCATGTTCGGATTCTTGGTCGTTCGGGTATTCTGCCTGTTTTGCGTGCTCGCTGACAATTTGAGACACAATCCCATGCCGTGATACAGGCTTTGACATGGCACGGTTTGCCTGTTCCCGCAAATAATTCATGCCGAAGCAAAAATACCTGTTGACCTATGAACGCAACGGGTCCATATAGGTTGGGTCAACCAGTTAACCAGTTCAAACAGTCAAACAGGACAAGCAGTCATGGTCGTTTATCAGGGACCATCGATGTTGGACGGATCACCGATTGTCATGATCGTGACCGGCTTCAAGGGATCGTCAAACAAGAAAACCGGCGCGGAGTTACTGCAAACCTATATCATCCGCGATGACATGCATCCCGTCGAGGCATCCCGCACTGGCGCCGACAAGGCGATTTGCGGCGATTGCAAGCATCAGGGGAAGCGGGATGATAACGGTGCGAGGATCGAAGGCTCGCGCGAGTGCTATGTGAACCTTGGGCAAGGCGTGACCATTGTCCATAAATCACACGCTCGTAACCATTATGAGACCTGCG